CGGAACGGAGCGCAACTGCGGTATGAACTGATCCTCCTTGTGGAAGAGCCGTATGAGTCTTATCACCCATAATAACATCTTTTTTCTCATGGTTCCTGTTTTTTTGTTTCCTTGCGGACATAACGATAAATAACATTCTGTGCGTTGAGGCTTATTTCATCACACATTTCTCCGAATAACGCGCTCATACGCTCATCACCGAAACTGTCTACATACCGGGTTATGTCCCGGCACTCTGCCGCAGCCTTCTTCGCCCTGACCACTACGGGAAGGGTTACGGAACGATCAAATCCTTTGAGATACTCCTCGAACTCCAGCGCCGCGCCATAAAGCATGTCAGCGAATACGAATACCTGATGCATCAACACCAGCGCCTTATCCCTCTCCTGTGGTGTAAATTTTGGTAGAAGAAATGACAACGGCACATGTTCACGAACATTCTGCAAGGCCGCAATTTTTCGTTGCAGCTCGGCCATTCTGGCGTAACGGCGTTCCTTTATCGCCATAGCAAGCTGCCTTTGTAGTTTTTCTAGTTCTTTTTCCATTTTATATCCATTTACGACGGCTGTTGCCGCCAAGGTGAACAATATTGAACATCTCCTTGACACGGTCCAACACATAATCTCCGTATAGGTTGCGAAACTGCGACAAATCCTCCATGTCGATGTTTGTCGTACCGAATGTAAGCATCTCATGCCGAAGTTCGTAACGCATCTGCAAGATGGTCTGTATGACATTGCACGACGTACCGAAATGCTTTGCATTTTCCTCCCGCCCAATCTCGTCAATTATCAGGTGTCCGGCCATGCCTTTTGTTGTCCATCTGTCAAGCGCCTCCGTACCTTGGGAGGAATAACGTAAGGCTATCTCCGTGGCCGAACGCATCTCAAAACAGATGTCGGAACGGCGACAACCGTATACAAGTCTGTTGATAAGTGCCATATAGACCTGCAATCCTTTCAAAATGGTGGTCTTCCCGCTTCCCACCGGACCATAGAGCAATATTCCTTTCTTTCCGGACAGCACATCTGACTTATGCCATACCCATTGGTATATCTCGCTTAGCAATTGACAATTTGAACCGTCCACCATGAAATCAGGAGTAACTTTCCGCATGGAAAGTATCAGCCTGTGCTTCCAGAACTTCTCTATTTCCTCATCGGACAACATCATCCTTACGTCTCCCATCCGGAAGTTATACTTTCCCCTGTCCTCCCAGTTTGATGATGTGTGGGGGATCGATTTCATGACCGTAATTGTAGTCCTGTCCTCCGGTCCGGGCATTAGTTCTTTTATCTGTTTTGGTTCTTTCATCGGATTTACATTCAAGCTTTTTATTCAGCCAATTGGAGAAATGCCTATATTCGTCTCCCGGATTGACCATTGTACAATTCTCATTCTGAAGTTTCCGGAAAAATTCTTCCAGAAAGTCCGATAATGTTTCCTGATTGAAAGCCTTGTATCCCTCATGATGTTTGTTCATGATGAGGCCTTCCGCCCAGGAATCGTTCCGCTTCATCTCATCAAACAATTCCTGCAAGGGTTTCAAGGGGGAAGAACCAAAAACTTTTTCTTCTTCTTTTTGAAATAAAACATCATCATTATCATTCTCATAATCATTTATAGTTAGATTTGTTACGCTTTGATAGCCCTTGTTACTTTTGTTATCACTTGTTAGATTTGTTACTTTGTGATAACACTTGT